TCTTTTTCATCACCCATATCATATGCGTGATCTGCTTTTGCTCCTGCACGCTTTGCCATAACTTTATGATAAACGCTAGAGATTCCTTCTTCTAACTCTTCTTCTTCACGAAGATCTTTATCAGCACCATGATATGTGCCTTTACCTTTTGTGATGTATGAATTTACACGAGCCATACCCCATTGTTGTGGAGTTGTTCCTGGACGATGTCCACTATTCCATGCTGCTACACCACGTTTATAAACTTTACGTAGTGTACCAATTGAAACACCAGACTTCTCTGCTTTGGCAGCAAGACCAGCGTCGGCTGTTTCACAAATCTGTGTTTCATTTATGTAATCATTAAAACGAAACATTTGGACTTCCTTGAGTAAATTTACTGTGTGACATTCTGGCTTTCTCTACTTTACGAATGCGTGATACTAATCTGCTTGCAACTCTACCAACAATAGTCTTTCTCTTTTCAATGGCTCTTTCGATACGTTCTTTTTCACCGACAGAAATTTGAGATGGATTACGACCACGAAGCATACGTTTCTTCATTAACATAATCGCCAATCTTCTTGCACGTTTGTTTATAGTCTCAGTGCTTGAATATCTCTTTAACGCAATCTTTGTAGATCTAGCTCTCTTTGAAGCAGTTCTACGTAGACGAAACTTTGCTTTCATTCTTTCTGTACGAGAAAGAACTTCCATAATGGAGATCTTATCTTCATCTGGATGGTGTTCTAATTCTTCACCAGTCTCTTCATCAACTAAAGATAACTCATCTTCATCATATGTTTCTAACAAATCGTCATCTTGTAAGTCATCAATCAACTGATCGATATCTTTATCAGATAAATCTAATTCCTTTCCTTCATCTTCTTCAAAGAATGGATCGAATGGTTTGTTTATCTTAGTAGAATCAATATTGTTTTCTTTTTGGGTTTCGACTGCTTTCTTTTTATACTCTTCTGGATCAGGTAAACCACTTTTCTTTCTCAGTTCCTGATGTTTTTTATATAACTTTTCTTGAGCAGAATCAGGAGGCATTTTAAAGTTGCTCTTTATCTTACCTTCTTTTATATTTCTATGAATGAAATGAACTTTGGTTTTACCACCATGCTCACTTTCAATATGAGCAGAGATACCAGATGAATGATGAACTGGATCACTTTTTGCTGTCATCTCTTCACGATTGTGACTCATACTGAACTCATTAGGTTTTGGATCGTATCCAGAAGTCTTTTTGTATCCCATTTTCTTTAGATGATCAAATACTTTCTGATGATCTGAGTCAGTCTCAACATGCTTCATGTTGTGGATAGGTTTGTTGTCTCTCTTATAAGTGCTTTGTTTTGCAGATGAAGACTTAACACCTTTAGAGAATTCAGAAATATGTTTATTTAATTCTGCATGTGACTCGGTTAGTTCGGCTTCTTCAGATAATTTACGTTGCAGATTAGCAATCATAAAACCTTTGAAGCCACCTTTATTTTTCTTGTTAGCCAAGTCTTGTTTAGTCAGTGCCTTGTCATCAGGATCAGATTCTTCTTTTAATTTATCATTTGGTGGTATTACTTTATTCAGTTTGTGACGTGATTGAGAAGGCAACAGTTTATCATCATCTCTCTTTTTAAATGTAGAAGGATATCCTTCCCAGTCATCTTTCTTATGAATTTTTCCTGTTGGTGTTTCTTTAGTCTCTTCTTTAACATGAGACTTAACATCATTGGCCAATTGTTTCTTAGTTGCTTTAATAATACCAGAGAAACGCTTATTACCTTTAGCGTAATCACCAGCTTTATCTGCAGCAGATGCCTGATCACCAGCAGCTTTCTTATAACGTGCCAATAGTTCAGATGATACTTCTGAGAGTTCATTCGCTTCCGCCATGCTCTGCATTCTATCTAAGAATGACTTGGCCAACTTTTTAGACTTTGCGCCATGTTCTTTTGATGATGCAGTGGCAATATGCTGTGCAGTATTCTCATGACCACCTTCTAATTCGTATGAGCCTTTTTGTTCGCCTAGATGATATTTAATTTTACGACGACGTAGATTATCCTGACCACCTGGAGATACTAGAGTGTGACCAACTTCTTTCCTGTCCATGTCTTTGGTATCAAAGTCAGCATCAATATCTGAATCATTTTGTTTTTCAACATCAGCGTCAGGTTCATCACCAACTGGTTCTGGTTCTACTTCTCTATTGTAGATGTTCTTAGTAAAATCAGTAAATGTAATCGGTAGTTTGCCTTGCGCTTTAGCTTTCTTTTCAATCTTTTTGATAACTTTTGGAGCATCAACTGGTGTATCAATTTGGCTAGTGCCATTTGGTTGAACAACACCTTCCTTTAGTTTTGAAGGAACTAAATTGTTATCATATTCGATTCCAACTTCAGCAGCTAGACGTAGCATTTTGTTTATAATGTTTAAAGATTCTGGATTAAGAGTCTTAGAACGAACTTTACGAAGAGCAATATTAACTAGATTCTCTGGATTTGAAGATGATTCAGCATTTTCAACACCAAGCATAGTTGCAATAATACGAGCAACTTTAATCTTATCAGTCACCTTGATTGTCTTATCTGTTAATTCTTCGTTCATTTCTTTTTCTTCCGTAGGTTGAACATCATGAATCCATTTGGATACTAGAGCACCCGAACTTTCTTTCAACAATAAATGATTTGATCCACGTTTGGCGATTGTGTACTTTACACCATCAGACTCAACGATGTCTCCAACATTAAAAACCTCACCACGAAAATAGTCATCTCGTAGTTTGTCTTTAACTAAGACGATCTGTTCTTTAACAGAGTCAAGTCCCATAGTCTCACGCATGTCATTCATTAGACGACGTGCATCAAGTTCACGAATTGTGCTAGGTAGTTTCTTTCTAAACTCTTCGTAAATACCTTTAGTTGCATATGACTTCATCTTAGAGTCAAGTGCATCTGGATCTTTTTCTGCGATTGAAATAACCTCAATGTTAGTATATTCTTTTAAGACTTTCTTTAAGTCTGTGCTATGCTCGCTACCTGCTACAACTACAATATTTTTGTAGCGTTCAGATAGAGATTTAATAGAAGAAACCTTGGACTCGCTTAACTTAAACTTAGTCTTCGGGAACATCAGTTTAAGATACTGAGACTTCTTTTCTTCTACTAGGGAATTATTCTTAGATGGGGATGTGAAGATTACGTGGTCAGAGTTTCTTTGCTCTGCCAGTTTATTGACTGTCTTAACTAATAGTTCATGTCCTGTAGTTGGAGGATTAAATTCTCCGAAGGCACAGACGATAGTTCTTGACGGTAGTTCTTTGATTAACTGTCTATAATCTTTCATTTTATCCATCTATAAAGTAGGTTTACCTATTATTTAGGAATAATTATTTGTGACCCATTGACTTGCGAAGGTCATTATAAAGAGCTTCTTTATGTTGAGGTTTCATATTACTTGGAAGATTCTTATGGAACTCATCTTTGTTTCCATTGGCTGCATGGGCTCTCATCTTGGATGCAGAGATACCCGATACACCTTCGTCGTCTGGATCTCGCTCACCAGATGAATGTACAGTAATAGACTTAAAGTTATAATGACCATGTTTAGAAGGAACATTATTATATTGATGTAGTAGATCATGAGTTGCTTTCTCACGATCAGAACCAACAACCATATGTAAATGCTCTACACCAGCTGCATGCATCTTAGCTGCATGGTGTAACATAGTTTCACCTTTCTTTGCAACTACAATATTAGTTCCAGGGAATGCATTCTTAGCATGCTTACCTTTTGACTCAGGAGAAAGAGGATTCTTATTAGCTTTCTTTTCCTTTGGTGTAGTATCATGCGAGCCAGAAAGAACAACATCATGTGATGCGCCATGTTTCTTTGCGATCTCATGGACTTTGTTAACAACTTTCTCATGTCCAGCAGTCGGTGGATTCATACGACCGAATGTCATAACTCCATGTTTCTCTGAACCATGACCTTCTTTGTCTTTAGCTTCATTGATGTATTCAATTAACGATTTCATTTCTTTGTAACCTTTAGTAAGTTAGCCTTAGCAAATTCGGCACGATTAACTAATTTATCTGGCTGAGAAACACCAACATGTCTATGATGAACCACGAAACCTTCTGGCTTCGATTCCTTATCACCAATGCTATGTGTGTACCCACCCTCGTGAGTTTCAAGATGTTTCACCAGTGTATTCTTAGCCTGTGCTAAGTGATGATGCATATTCAATAGATTTTCATAGTGAGATTTATTCTTCTCTATATGAGCCACCTGACTCGCACCCTCTGCTTTATGTTTTTGTTGACCAGCTTCTGACTTTAATTTAGCAGCTTTCTTTTCGTACTGAGAAGCCACATGCTGTTGGAATCCTTTAGCAGTTGGTACGCTATCTGTTCTAACAGTGGAGTTGATATAAGAAGCTAGGTGACCAGAATCACCTTTGTGTTCTGGATGAACCGCATTATACATTTTAGTTCCATGAGTGTCATGGATATCTTTTGCTGCAGCCATGTGTTTCTGGAATTTAGCCTGTGCAGCTGCAGGGTAGCTAACCTTACTTGTGTCATGACTTGCATCATGGTGATAAACATCTGGGTGTTGACCGAAGTCAGAATGACCAACATCATGATGTGCTCTCATTGAATTGAAATCTTTACCCTGATATTTGGTATGAACTACAACACCAAATTTAGACTTTGCAATTTTCTTCGCCTGTTCACCACTAGCTTTATATGTGATAGTGTTTGGAGTAAAAGTAGCAGTTCCAGCTTTCTTATCGTGCTTCACATCACCTTCAGAGTGCATAATATCACCTTGATAGACTCCAGACTTTGGAGCAACTTTAGGTAGATGTTGTAATGCAGCTTTGAGTTTAGTGACAAGACCTGGAGCATGTCCATGATTTATCTCGATATCTTTAGCAGTATAATTGATCTTTGGATCTTTGTTAAAAGCAGACTTAGTTGCTACAAAGAATTTCTTGGTATCTGGGTGGTGACCGAACACAACTGATGGAGATCCATCATACTTCATACTAAGATTACTATTACTGGAACCAGATTTTATGTGTTCATGTGCTTGAGTCAATGAACCATGAGCACGTTCAAAGCCAGAATGACCATGCATCAATGGACGATCTTCTGGATGAGTGATGTGTTTTAATTTATCTCCATCTGAACCATGACCCTGTGCATCTTTTTCTTCTTTTAAAAATTCTTTAAATTGTAACATAGTATCCTTACTTTATAATCTTTACTGATCCATCTGGCATTGCAAAAAATGCTTGAAATGTTATATCAGAAAATTCTTTTTGTAGTTTTAGAAATTCTCTAAGATTACTCATGGAGTCATCAAATAATCTAACTTTATTATACTGATCTGTTTTTAAATATTTTCTTATAATAATAGTTTTTTTAATAGCAGGCACTTCATTACCTTCAAGTTCACCAGCACGTTCAACATAAACTCTATCTATATCAAAGTTATGTTTACGAAATGTATCTAAAAACTTTTTACGATTATCAAAATTAGATCTTGCTGTTAAAATAATAACTCTACTTAATGGATGTAATTCTGATTTAACCAACATCGTTCTTGCCTTTAATAACATTCTATTAATTGGTTCACTTTCGTGGTAAAATTTAGAGGCATCTTTAAACTCAGAAAAATTAAATTCTTCTCCTGTCTTCAATTTATAATTATTGAACTCTTGATTAGTAAGTTTCTTTAATAACTTACCATCTTTCATCACAGCAATCTGAGCAGTTGTATGAAATAGGGTATCATCAATATCAAATATTGATAAAGATCCCTTACTTTCTTCTTTTAAATATTCTTTGAAACTTTTTATCATATACCTATTATACCCTAAATTGCAACCTATGTCAACAATAACCCTACAAAGTTGAGGGGATTATAACATAGAGAATTTGATACCTGTATTATCAGAGTCCTTTGCATTAGCCCCATACGCAAATTTAAAACTAGCTTTTGAAAATAACTTCTTAGTAAATTGCATAGTTTCCCCAACGAAGTTTAAATAAACCTGTTCGGTCTTCATTTGCTGACTAATGTTATTTAATATAGTTTGGTATATGGGTTGTTTATTCATATAATCAACCAATGCATAACCAGATGGAGCCATTACTAATGAATAATATTTCTTATAAGACGCACCAGCAAATACGACAGCAATAGAATCTGGGCTAGCATTCTTCCCCAATTCATCATAGAATGGTTTATATGTTTTCATAAACTCATCAATACGACCTTTGGCTGTTTTATTTTTAGTGGCAATCTTCTGTATGTGAGCAGAGATATCGGCAATAGTAAATGATGGTTTACCGATAATCTTTTTAAGAACAACATATGCTGGATGTTTAATAGTTTTCATCGCAGCTAGAATTTTGGTGGATGTATTTGAGTTACTATCTGCCAGTGCTTTAAGTACATCAATAGCTGCTTTCTCTGCAGCAGTTGGTGTTTTATAAACCACATCTAAGTTATCAACAATTGCACCAATTGATGGAGCAGCACCAGCTTCAAACTTAGCTGATATGTTTGAAGGAACAACCTTTGATCCAACTTTCTTTGTGACAACAAAGTCAACCAATGCTTCGTTACTTATTTCTGAAAAATAACATTGTTGCCATGTTGAAGCGAATGCTTGAGTGACATACCATCTCATTGATAATACTTCACCGAAGTCTTTACCAATAGCTTGTTTGTCTTGAGGCTTAACTGTTGCAAAAGATTTCTTTGCAGCGATAGACATTGGTATATTGTCTTTGTTTGTTGATTTATTAGCTACAACAGACTTATATAATTCTGTTATTGTAGTCTTAATATCATTTGGTACTGTGGTGTTTGCTTTGATACCTTTTAATACAGCAGTATCAAAAGTGTCCAATGAATCAAAACGACTAGACGTTAAATTGAATTTCTCTGGTGCTAGGTCTTTCGTCTTTAGTGTACCCTTTTCTGTGAAGGTGTTGACGATAAAGAATGTCTCTCCAGTAGAGCATGGTCCACTGGATGCAGTTATTTTAATTAGCTTGGCTTTGTACTTACCTGAGATTGCTTTCTCTTCAGTAGTGGATAGATCAGAGATCGTACCTTTAAGACCAACAGAATTTAATAGGTCTTCGAGAGAAGTCGGTGATGCTACCTCAACTGCTTTGATTTCAGTCTGGTATCTAGATGTTTTTACTGCTACCTTCACACCCTTACTAGCAAGGTATGTGGAGACTTTCTTAGCAGTATCTCCAAGTTTCTTAAAATCGTAACCCATTTGAATCCATTAGTAAAATTGTCTACTATTTAGGATTTGTATTTACGATCCCACTTACCTATTTGTTGGATGATTTTTTGTGTAGCCACGTTGTTCTTAAAGTCATAGTTGAAAGTCTTTAAGAAGTAGTGAAGTGTAGAAGAATCACGCTTATCTTTGCAACGTGATAATAGGGTATCCAGTGCTACTCTGGGGCGATTCATTTTTAGGTCGATGTAGACACAGTGGGCGTATGCTTGAATCTCATCGAATTCCGAAAGGTACTTTCTCTCAGCATCTTTCTTCTTATGCCCGATTCTTTTGTATGGAACAACGTAATTACTCCATCGATCGTCACGACGATCGTACTGCATGAAATGGATCATCTCATGCATAAGAGTTTGTATGAATCTTTTCTTGAAGCTAAACCATGTGATATTACTAAACTTAAATGTATCGAAGTTTAGTGTATAAAGATGCATGGTACATTGACGGGATTCTGCATCATATTCACCCCCAATTGCAATATAGTTCTCGTATGTTTTATTGTTTTTGGGTTTTTTACAGAATTCTACTTTGGTGCGCCACTTTTTACAGTAGTTCGAAAGACCAGAGGCATCATTGCGATACAGATCTAGGTCTTTCCACACTTTTGCTGGAATGAGTTTGGCTCTAAATGGACGCTCTTGAAAATTGAGTATGTCCAGCCAGTCGTAGTCCAGTTTCTCTAGGAAGTTCATCGTTCCTAAAAAGCACTTTAGTTAAAGGACTTCTCCAAAAACTCCAGTACCTTCTGTTGCTCCTCTAAGTTAGTATTATTAAACTCAGTAATATAGGGCATTAATTCAAAGTTAGATAGTATATTGCTATATTTAGTTTCACGACCTTTTAGGAAAGTCTCAGACTGGTCTGAACCACGATCTTTATATCGCTGTTCCAACATTGGCTTAGGTACTTTTAGATAGACCACTTGGAAGTCCGTACTCGGTAGAGCCATTGCATACTCTAAGAAAGATTGGTTGAAGATTCGGTCACCCTCGAAAAGGATGTTGCAATTATGATTCTTGATCCATTCTTGGACGTTTGGTTGGACTGCCATCGATAGGCGATCGGTTCCAGCGAAGACTTCACCCTCTTGATACTTGCCGAGAATATAAAGATCCATCTCTTCATTATACATGGCAGATACCAGTTTAGCTGGTTCTACCTCGATCCATGTTTTACCTTCCATGAATTTACGGAACAATGTAGTCTTACCAGTTCCTGGACTTCCACCAACTGCGATTAGCTTTCTTGTTTTCATAGGTTTTGTGACTTTCGTAACAGTAGCGATATCTGTAACACCAATTCGTTCATTAAGCATTTCTAATCTCTTTAATCAATGTTTCCATCTCGTCTTTATTGAAGACCCATACTCTTCCGATGAAATGATTAACATCGGTATCCATATTTCTTTTCTTTGTGAATGACATCTTATTGAGAATCTGTGTAGTAGCAGTCTTAGCTAGGTTTTGTTTGATGTGTTCTGCATAATCAGGTTGATCAGTTTTAAGTTTCATCAATTCATGTTCTGCGACTTTATGTTCAACCACAACTTGATTCATCTCAAACTTATCTAGAATATCTTCATGCTTTTGTTGATGATTCCAGATGGCATTATTAGCAGTAATAACACCATCACCAATACCACCACTACCAGTAGTGATAGGAAGCCATGAATTTCCAGTCATAACTTTTAGTGTATCCATACTAGGATCATACTGGGGATTTACATCAACCCCTGCTCCTGGTAAAGTTGTAGTTGTAGTTGTAATACTCATATAAAATTCTCCAATCCAGTTAATAAAGGTCTTTCGTCAGTAAACATCCACTCAAAATTTTCCATCTTACCAGTATTCATAAATGAACTAAATCTATCTTTATCAATACCTCTTCGATGATCCAATCTCAAATCAATAGTTTCTTCACGTGATTGCCATAGAACATCCCAGTCGATACCGTACCATCCATCTTTCTCACACTGCTGAATTTCCTCAGCCTGTCTATCCAGATAGTAACCAAGATATCTTCCATGGTGTGCTCTAAAGATTTTCTTGAATGAACATAGGCAGGTTTCCATTGTAAAGAAATCAATCTGATCCTTTAACTCTGGAAAACGATCTACCATCTCATCGATAATTCCATTGCTAATAGATTCAAGATTTGCATATTCTGCTCTAGAAAGTTTTCTATCATAGTCGTTATCTTGCCCGATGGCCATAAGCAACCCATTACGATGGCTACGGGAACCATCATAATCGTCAAGCATAAGAGAAGTAGGCTGTACATCAATAGCACCAGTATGCTTAAGATGCTGCATATAGAACCAAGTAGAATAACGCCCAAACTTATGAAGGTTTCCTTTAAGCGCATCCCATAAAGACTCAAAGTTTTGCTCAGGACTACCCACATAGTATGATTCGAATGCTTCACGTTGACTCCTATTACCAATAAACTTCTGATATGATGCAAACATCTCTGGCAGATGCCCCTTGTTCCACTTTGTATCTGTTTGATAGCGAAGACGTTTGTAGTTGGCAGTGTTCCATTGTGTCATACGATCTACGGTAGCTAACTCAAAGTCAGGAAACTCGTTCATCAAAATCCAAGCAGTTGGAAGATAGTACGTGTTACCATACAAC